ACTAAGGTACAAACTATTAGAGGATCATTACCACAAGACTCTTATATACAAAATCAAATCGATGAAGTTGAAGCATTAATGTATTCAACAATTTACAAATTAAAACACTTAAAATAATGACTACAATAATGGCAGCTGCTGCATTAGTTCTCTCGATCATAGCTTATTTAAAAGCTGGTGGTGAATTTAGTTCACTTAAACAAGATGTTAAAAAGTTAATGGACGCTCACAAAGGACATCCAGATTTATAGTAATGAAGATAACAGAATTTGCGAAACTAGTAACCCAGAATGAGGGTTTGAAAGAGCAAGTGAATATTGCTCAGACTATGGAGATACTAAAGATAGTTAATAGGCTATTGTTTGGTATTCCTTATAAAATAATTAAATTATTGTAATGAATAAGGTAGATACGAGTTTAAAGTTTGTTAACACACAATTGTTTTGTGAGGCTGCTACGCACTTCATGAAGTTTAACTGTTACACATTTGCTCCTCCTGGTACTTATGAATATCAGGAATATTGGGATGAGCAAGATCGTAGATGTAAAGAGGGTTATACAGTTGCTGGTGTTAGAGTTACTGGTGAACACTATGCGTATCTAAATTTTGGTAGGATAAAGGTTACAGTAGGCGAGGGTAAAAGACAGCGAAAGTATGAGTCTTTCCCTCGCTTTCTTGATATGGATTACTACTACTATCATGAGCTAGAGAAAGCTAAGAATAGTAGGGAAGGTATGATTGTAGCTAAGTCCAGACGTAAAGGATTCTCTTATAAAGGAGCCTTTAATTTAGTTTATGAATATAACTGGTACAGAGATAGCTTTAGTATCATATCTGCGTTTATGAGTGATTACTCCCAAAGTACTATGAACATGGCTTTGGATATGATTAACTTCTTAAATAAGCACACAGATTGGGCTAAGCGTAAGCTTATAGATACCAGGGTACATATTAAATCTGGATTTAAAGAAAAGAATGAGAAGGGTATTGAGGTAGAGCATGGTTACAAATCAGAGATTATGACCATGAGCTTTAAAGATAACCCATTTAAATCCATTGGTAAATCATCTTCTGTCATGTTATTTGAGGAAGCTGGTAAGTGGCCTGGGTTAATTGAGGCTTATATGCTTTCTAAACCTTTGTTCTCTGATGGTGATGTCATGATTGGTATACCAATTATATACGGTACTGGTGGTGATATGGAAGGTGGTACACAAGACTTTGCTTCTATGTTTTATAGTCCTGAGGCTTATGGTTTAAGATCCTATGAGAATATATGGGATGAAAATGCTGTAGGTGAATGTGGTTGGTTTGTAGATGATGCTTGGTATAAGTTACCTCACGTAGATGATGATGGTAACTCTGATAGGGTTAAGGCTTTATCTGAGCTTGATTTACAGCGTGATTTAGTTAGGAAGTCTGGTAACAAGCGTGCATATCAAACGTTCATTACACAGCATCCTAGGACCCCACAAGAAGCATTCTTAAGAACAACAGGTAACATATTCCCTGTGGCAGATCTTATGGAGAGATTATCTTTCCTTGAGACACACCCTGATATACAAGATGCTGACTATGTTGTAGATCTATTATCTGACACTGACGGTACTGTTAAATGGAAGATTAACCAAGACTTATTCCCAATTAAACAGTTCCCATACAAGCAGTCTAATGAGGATTTAACTGGAGCTGTAGTTCTTTTTGAGTTACCTAAAGAGGCTGCAGATGGTCAAGTAATGTATGGTAGGTATATTGCTGGTATTGATCCATACCAACAAGATCAGGCTGAGAATTCTAGTTCACTAGGTTCTATATTTATATTTGATACCCTAACCCAACGGATAGTTGCGGAGTATACAGGACGTCCTTCAACTGCCCGTGACTTCTACGAGATATGTAGGAAGTTGATAATGCTCTATAATGCTAAGGCATTGTATGAGAATCAGATAGTTGGGTTATTTGACTACTTCCAATTCCAAGGTTGTGTACATTTGTTAGCTGATAAGCCTAAATTTGTAGATGATATCATTAAGAGTAGTACTGTTTCTAGGAAGAAGGGGATGCATATGGCACCACAGTTGAAGGAGTACGGGGAAGAGTTAATAAAGATGTGGTTAATTGGTCCTTCTACTGAAGAGGGAATATCTAATCTGTACACTATCAGGAGTATACCTCTGTTAAAAGAGCTTATACACTACGATCCAGACCCTAAAAAGAACTTCGATAGAGTTATGTCATTAATGATGTGTCTGTATTATGCTGCAGATAAAAAGAAAATTAAAGCATTACTAGAGGAAACTGAAGATGAGGGCTATGATGCCTTCTTTAGACATGACTTTTTTAACAAGAAAAGTGGTGATAATCAGAATATAAGGTACACTCCTAAACCAAGAGGACCCTTTTTCGACTATAGTGCTATATAGTGTGTGTAACTTTCGCAAATTTTACGCAAAACAACTAATTAATGTGATAATTTTGTAGATTATCCTAAATTTATGGAAGATAACAACGAATTCTTATCAAGAGATTGGCCCCGACAAAAGCTACCACGAGCTAAAAAAGATAAAGCTTGGGGACAGCTATGTGTTAATAGTGTCATAAGACACTGTAGGAACATCCAAGATCGAAGAAGAAGCCCAGTACAACAAAAGAGAAGAAATTATAATCTGCTGAATAACAAGATTAATCGTGCAGATTTTGAATATACATTAAATCCATTTAACTTAAGTAAAGAAAGATTAAATGAATTCCAATTACCTGCCTCACTACAACCATATGATGTTATTTCACCAACATTTATGCTATTATTTGGGGAGGAAGCTAAAAGGAAATTTAATCCGATAGTTAGAGGTATTAATGAAGGAGTATTACACTCCAAACAAAAGCAGAAGCAGGAGATGATTATCCAATTATTGGATCAAACATTGAAAGCTAAGTTGGGTTTAGACCCTGAAAGTGAAGAACCATCAGATGAGATGGTTATGAAGTATCTTAACTACTCTCCTAAAGATATGAGAGAGAGTGTTATGGAGAAACTACTCACTTATTATAGAAAGAAATTAAACTTACAAGATGTTTTCCAGACAGGTTGGAAGGATGCTCTAGTAGCTGGTGAGGAAATTTACAGAATAGATATGGTGGGAGATGGTCCTAGAGTTACTAGGGTTAATCCTTTACATACATCTTTTGTATTACCTCCTAATACAGATCAATTAGACTATGCTGATATGATACATGAGGTTGAATACCTCACGTTAGCTCAGATTATAGATAATTTTTATGAGTACCTTTCTCCTAAACAGATTGATTACATGGAGAAACACTTCCCAGAGTATACAATGAATCCGTACGCTATGACTACGGCATTCGCTATACCTGAGGTTGAATCTATCTTCCAGTTAACTTCTAGAGAAAACATGAAAGGTATTCCTGTTCATCGTGTTCGTTGGAAGTCTTTTAGAGAAATGGGTTTCTGGAATTATATTAACCCTGAAACTGGTGAACTTGTAAGAGATTTAGTTGATGAGGATTTTGTTATAGATGAGACAGATCCTACACAAACATTAGAGAAATTCTGGATAACAGAATATTGGGAAGGTACTAGACTTGGTGATGAGACTAAAGGTATTTACTTAAATGTAAGACCTTGCGCAATACAGTATAGAACATTAGAAAACCCTACTGCTTGTAGAAGTGGTTATGTTGGTACTATTTATAATGCATTAAATTCACAGTCAGTGTCTTTAATGGATAGGGTAGTTCCTTGGGTTTATCTATACATGATTATATGGTATAACACAGAATTACTTATAGCTACTAACCCAGGTAAAATAGCTACTATTGATACAACCCTTATACCTCCAGGCTGGGAACCAGAGAAATGGTTCTACTATATTAAGCAGATGAAGGTAGCTTTCGTTAATACCTATAACGAAGGTAAGAAGGCTGAAAGATATGGTGATGTAAATATGTCTACACAAACTAAGTCCCTAGATATGGAGCTTGGTAATAGTATACAGTATAATTTACAATTACTTGATTATATAGAACAGAAGATAGAAACTACATCTGGTGTAACTAGACAACGTAAGGGTGCTATATCAGCATCAGAACTTGTTGGTAACACTGAGAGAGCAGTAGTACAATCTTCACACATTACTGAAGAATGGTTCAGAGTACATAACTTTACTAAAGTACGTGTATGCGAAGCATTACTTGAAGTAGCTAAGTTAGCTTTACAAGATGGTAATAACAAGGTAATGCAGTACATTACTGATGATTTAGCTGATGTTCTATTCAAGATAGATGGTGATGCTCTGAACATAGATCATGCTGTATTTGTTACAGACATGGCTTCTGATTATGAGGCATTACAAGCATTTAAAGATAACTTAAGATTTGCTCTGCAGTCTGATAAGATTGATTTCTCACAGATTGTTGATGTTTATAATAGTGAGTCTATTGCTGACTTGAAGGCTAAGACTAAGCAGATAGAACAAGAGAGACAACAGAGAGAACAAGAGCAGTTACAGATGCAGCAACAAATGCAGCAAGAAGCTTTAGCTAAACAGGAACAAATGGAAATGATGAAGCTTGAGATGCAGAAGTATATTGCTGATAGTAATAATGATACTAAGATAGCTGTAGCTCAAATACAGTCTTATATAGGACAGGAAGACATGGATCAAGATGATAATGGTATACCAGATCCTATGCAGATTGGAGAGCTTGCTTTGAAACAACAAGAGGCAGCTTCTAAAGATATGAACGAGCGTATGAAGTTACGTCTTGAGAAAGAAATAAAGAATAGAGAAATAGCTTTAAAGGATCGTGAGATAGCTGCTAAAGAAAGAGAAGTTAAATCTAAGGAGAATTTAGAGAAAGAGAAATTAAAAGTAGAACGTGAGAATATGAAGAATGATCTTCAGATAGCACGTATACAAGCTAAAAATAGACCTAAACCAAGTAGTAAAAAATAATGAGAGCAACTGTAAATAATAGTTCTGGATTCAGTATTATAGGAAAGCCAGAAGAAATTAAACGTATTTCTAGAAAGATACGTCCTTTTAGACACGCTTATATAAAATTAATAAAAGCTGCTGGAAATCCATTAACATGGGAATATGCCGATGGTATTAATGAATTTGGAGAAGGTTTTGTACAAAGTTTTGGCGATGGTACTGGTAGTTATAGTATAACTTTTAATACATCAGCATATAAAAATGTAGATAATGTAGTTCAAGAATCAGAAATAGTTCATACAACAATAACTACACCAGGATTACCAATATTAACATCTGCTTTCTTTGATAATACTAGGGGAGTTTGGAGTTGTTCTGTTTTTGATGTAACAACTTATACTAATATTGATATTGATGGTGAGATATTAGTAGTTATAAAAGAATTTTATGATTAAAGGACATATACTTAAACCTTATAATTATTTTGTAGCATTATTTGAACAAACAGGTATTACTGCCCCAGTATTAGTAAAAATAATACATAATGATTTTAAAGTTACACCAGAATTATCACCATTTTATAGAGATGCTGGTTTATTTGAAATTACTATATCCAATTTTGATGATTTAGGTATTTTACCTTCTGATAATGTATCTATAGAAAGTGAAATTATATATACTGGATTTGGTGATTTTAGAACAGAATCTTTTTTAAATACTGAGCACGATGTGATATTTGTTAATGGTTATTTAATATCATTTTCCAGTAGAGAAAACGTAAATGGTCGATTTATAATTAAATATACAAAAATAAACAACTAACAATAAAATGAATTCAACAAAACTTTATCTTTACAATGATGGTTATATTCTTGTAACTGTCTCTGGTAATTACTACATTACCAACAACTTTATCAAACCTACAGATGTATCTGTAGAAAGTCTTGAAGAGACTGTATTTGATATTGGTATTCAAGCTACTATTGATAATGCTTTCAACTCAATGGTTGAAAATGTTAGCCTTGATTTCGCTAGAGGACTAGCTCTTCTTGTTAATGAAAAAGTAGAAGACTTTGATTAATTTATTATGAGTAGTAGGGTCGAAGTACTAGGTTTATTAGTTGGTGATATGAAGAACTCTCATTGGATTGAGAGTGCTTATACTATTATTAATACCTCGTTTTTAGGAACGTATGAATCTTTAGATGATTTTCTATGGGAAACCTCAATAGAGGCTACCAATCTTCTTCTTCCTTCCCTAGATTTCGGCCCTGCGACTCAATATTCTGAATATCAAATAAATACCTTAAAAAGGTTAATAGTTAATAAAATAACTTTAAAGGCTCAATATTGTTTATCTGAGCTTAGTATGAATTATGGCAGATAATATACGTAAAATAAATGCGGATAAGACCGCAACTTATGGTAAGATCTATTATGATTTAAATGGTCAATCTTATATAGGATTAGCTAATGGTAGATTACGTTTAGAATCTACAGGTAATGGTAGTGAACTAATTGATAATACTCAAGACTCAGATCTTGGTAATTATAATAAACAGTTATTCTATTCTACTACTGGTGACATAACTATGATAGCTTACTATACTGGTGGTAAATATTCACATTCAGCATACTTTACATATGATGCTAATTCAAATATATCTGAGATAGACTATAAAGGTAAGATTACCTATAAAAAAACTTTTCAGTATAATTCATCTGGAGATTTAATTAAAATAAATATTTTAAAATGAGTAAGTCAAATACAACAGAAAATGATATATTAAAAGCTATGCTCCAAGGTACAGATCCTTCATGGAGAGCTGGTGCTACAATATATCTTGCTTTATATACTGCTGATCCTGGAGAAGCAGGTACAGCTATTACAAATGAGTGTGCCTATGGTTCTTATGCTAGGGTAGCTATAACCAAATCATCTGGATGGACTGATTCAGGTTCTACATTTACGAATGCAGGATTGTTACAATTCCCAGAATGTACTTCTGGTACTGAAACAATTACTCATGTAGGTTTAGTAACTACAGCATCAGGAGCAGGTCAATTAGTAATAAGTGGGGCATTAACAGCATCAAGAAGCGTATCTAGTGGTATCCAACCACAATTTGCTATTGCTGCATTATCAATTACAGAAGACTAATGTATAAATGTTCAAAGTGTAATTTAGAAATTATAGTATTACCAAATGGTGAGAAGATAAGAGCATGTGATTGTAATGCTACAATTATAATGGAAATGTCTTCTAAACTCAATGGTGGTACAAAACTTGTACAAAAGTAATGGGATTCAAATCAATAGGTGAGTTAATAGATTCAGAACTTAGTGGTAAAAAAAGAGAATATATCTGGAGAAAAGTACCTTCACAGGTTACTACTACACGTATATGGTTTGACTTATCTATGAGTCCTGGAATGCCTACTCCTAAATATTGGTTTGATGCAGCTCCATTAGAAGCTAAAGCTATTACACAATCTACTGATGGTGGATTTTATCATGGTCCTAATGTATCTCCTTCTGAAAAGTTTCTAACTAAACTTACAGTTCAAAGCAGTGCATCAGGTACTACACAAGTAGCACCAATGAATGCTATACTTTTGGACTATTTATTATATTACCCAAGTATAGATGATGGTACTACTGATCCTCAAATTATGGATAATACAGTAACATTACCAAGATATACAGATGGTAAAGGTGTACAAATGATGGCTATAACTACTGGTGCTAGAACAGGAGGTCAACAATTTACTGTAAATTATACTAATCAAGATGGTACAAGTGGTAGGGTTACGCCCGTAATTACACAAAATGCTTTCAATGCTATTGGTACAGTAACTTCTCATAATAACACTACAGCTAATTCACCAGGACCATTCTTACCATTACAAGATGGTGATAGTGGTGTTAGATCAATAGAATCTGTAACTATGTTAGGATCAGATGTAGGATTGTTTACTATAATACTTGTAAAACCAATTGTACAAATCTGTTTTAGAAACTCATTAACAACTACTGCTGGTGTAGTAGCAGTACCTACTGAAAAAGATTTATTATTACATCAAACAAATATAACAAGAATTTATGACGATGCCTTTTTAAATTTCATTGTGTTACCACAAGGAAGTTTAGCTTCAAATGTATTACAAGGTAGTCTAAAACTAATATGGAATTAAAATATGGCTGGATTTTCATCTAACGATCAAATTATAAATGCTTTAAGTAATGGTCAAAAATTTGACTTATCTTGGGGTAAAAACTTTAATCCTACTACTGCCGCTGTAGCTAATGAGTGGCATACATTATTCAGAGGTGGTGGTAATCCCCCTGCTGATGCTTTGTTTAATACAGGAACTAACTTAACATTTCAGGCTGTAAAAGATAATACTACTAGTGCTGGAGCTATGCAACATGGTGGTAATGTTCAGCCTAGTTATTATAAATATTTATTAAATGCTCATGCTGTAACAGCAGCAGCTACAGTTGTACCATGTACAATGGCTTTGGTTGATGTGATAGGTTTTTATAGGGTAACATCTGTAACAACTACCACTGCACAAGCTACTACTAATACTTTAGGACAATCTGATACATTTACTGCTGATGATACTACTGATATTTGTACATGGAGTTCCACAGCAAATATTCCTAGTAATATACTTACAGGAACTAGAGTTAGATTAACTACTACTACTACATTACCTGGAGGATTAGCTACTGCTACTGATTATTATGTAATCAAAGTTTCAGATACTACTTTTAAATTAGCTACTTCTTTTTCTAATGCTGTAGCTAATACAGCAATTGATATTACAACAACTGGTACAGGTACACATACTGTAACTTGGTTATTACCACGTTATACAAATGGTGCTGGAGTACAAGCTATTATATTTAATCCTAACTCTACTGCATTAGGAGCAGCTACACCTAACTTATCATTAGGTTATACTAACTCTTCACAAACAACATCAAGAGCTACACCAACTACTTTACCAGTAGGTAAAACAGCAGCTTCTAATTCACTTATAGTTTATACAGGAGCTACAGGAGCAGGTAAGTATAATTATACTATGCCTCTACAAGCTGGTGATGCTGGTATAGCTGAAATCAATACTATTCAAAATGCTACATCTTATGTATCTGGTGAATACACAGTAGCTTTAATTAAAGAGATAACAAGATTACCATTAAGTACATTAGGTTTGGCTTCTGAAAGAAACTTATTATTTGAGTTCCCAAGCTTACCTAGAATTTATGATGGTGCTGCTTTATATTGGTTAGTTGGTAGTGGCGTAGCTACACCTGCTAATAGTGCATTTTCAGGATTATTAACCTTTGTTTGGAACTAATGCTAATAGGAAATTATCATTCTCAAGAGTCCAATATTTGTGGACATTTTCATAGTGGCTTAACCAATCCTTATAACTGGTTGAATCCTATGACTATGCGTAATTATTGGCAGAGGGAATATAGTTTATCTGAGCAGGAAAAAAGAGATAGTTTTCCTACAGGCACTAACCCACCATATTCTGTTGTAATGGCAGATAAGGGTAGTTTATTAAGTTCAACTACTACTATTAATAATTCCAGTGAATTAGCAGCTAGTTTAGCTCTTGGTATAAATATAGATAGTACTTTAAGTGGTACATCTACAATGACTTCTGGATTATCACTTATTACTTCATTGAGTAGTTTATTAAGTGGTAGTAGTACTATAGCGGGTAGTTTAACTAGCTTAGTTAAAATGTCAGCTACATTATCAGGTAATAGTAGCCTAGTAGGATCTTTAGGTGTATTGGCTTTTATGGAAGCTACACTATCAGGTAATACTACACTTGCTGGTAATTTAAAAGGTACATTATCTTTAGAGGCAGATATAACACCATTCACAACATTAAGCCCTGAAAACTTGGCTGCAGCTGTTTGGAATAGTGTAGCATCAGCTTTTAATGACCCTGGTACAATGGGTGAAATAATGAATAATATGGGTTCTGTAAGTGACCCTTGGAGTGTTAACTTACCATCTAGTTATACAGCAGATCAAGCTGGAGCCATAGTTGCTAGGCTGGAAGATTTAGCTAAAAAAATAAAAGCATTAACAGCAGCTCAGATGTAAGTAGTGCTATAAAAGACAAATTTAAATTATTTTATAGTACTTTTAATCAATAACTTAAAGAATTAACTTTGTAAAAAAGAAGAAGACAATGGAAAAAAACTTTGAAAAA